GAACTGCCGTTGCGGCATCTGATGCTTTATTCCAGGAAGAACGAGATCGTGTTCGAACCGTTCCTGGGAAGCGGCACGACACTGATCGCCTGCGAGGTGATGAAACGGGTCTGCTGTGGTGTAGATGTCAGCCCAGTGTACGTGGCGGCTACACTGGAGCGCTGGAATATCCTGACGGGAAAGACCCCCATCAAAGTCGAGGTTCAGAATGACTGATTTGAAATTCGATGATCGCAACGCCAACAAGGGCACGGAGCGCGGGCGAGAACTACTCGAGCAATCGGTGACGGAACTGGGAGCGGGACGATCCATTCTGAGCGACAAGAACGGACGCATCATTGCTGGGAACAAGACGCTGGCCGCGGCGAGGAAGGCAGGACTCAAGGTCCGCATTGTGCCATCGAGTCGGGACGAGTTGGTGGTTGTGCAACGGGAAGACCTGGACTTGGATGATGGTACAGGTGAAGCGCGCAGGCTGGCATACCTGGATAACCGCGTGGCAGAATTGGACTTGGCATGGGATGCATCCGTTATCGCAGAGGACGCCGCGGCAGGGATGGACATGGATTCGCTCGGTTTCCTGGACAAGGAACTACAGAGACTATTGATGGACGTGGATCAACACGTGAAAGAAGAGACCGCGGATCCTGTTGAACTGGTGGAGCATGGAGAGGAGCTGGTCGCAAAATGGAAAACAGAAGAGGGGCAGATCTGGAAGCTGGGAGAGCATCGCCTGGCAATCGGAGACTGTACCGACGCGGCGGTGTTGACCATGCTGTTGCAGGGTGAGTTGGCGCAGATCACGTGGACGGACCCCCCTTGGAATGTGGACTATGGCGGGAACATCGAAGATCAAAATGCACAGGGATATAAAAAGCGGACGATGAAGAACGACAATCTGGGCGAGAAGTTTCCTGAGTTCATTCGAGCGGCTGTAAAGAATATGCACGACTTCAGTGAGAAGGGTGCGTTGATCTATCTGGTGATGAGCGCTCAGGAATGGCCTGTGATCGACAAGGCACTGCGTGATTATGGTTTCCATTGGTCGAGCACGATCATCTGGATGAAAGATCAGTTGGTGCTTTCGAGGAAGGATTATCACACCCAGTTCGAGCCGCTGTGGTACGGCTGGCGAAACGACGCGGGGAGACTCCGTGAAGTGGTGGACCGCAAACAGAGCGACGTGTGGCAGATTGATCGCCCGAAGCGCAGTGAAGATCATCCCACGATGAAGCCGCTTCCATTGGTAGAGCGGTCATTGGTGAACTCGTCCCTGCCTGGTGATGTGGTGCTGGACCCGTTCGTTGGCAGTGGGACAACACTGATCGTCTGCGAGCAGTTGAATCGCCGATGCAGGGCGGTGGAACTGGATCCACTTTACGCGGCGGTGGTGATCGAGAGGTGGGCACAGTTCAGCGGACAGGTGCCGATTCTCATGGCTTGACTTCCTATCACTCCTACGGCCTACTGACAACATCACACACAAAGGAGTGAATCATGAAAACCAGAGAAGAGTACGAACAGGCCATTGAGAACATCGAAGAAGCGAAAGATCTTCTGAGAGAAGCAATCTCGCTTTTGGACGAGGCGGTCAGGCTAACAGATGACTACAACGCAGAAGCCTACCTGGTGGATCATTTGAAGATCATGGCATCGGATGAACATGGCTTTCTGAGCCGAGATCTGAACTGCGATACCTGGATCGAGCGGTTGCAGGAAGAGATGGAAGAAGACGAAGAAACGATTGAAGAGGAAGCATAGCCATGACAACAATCCTTGAAATCCGAAAAGCGAACGCCAAGAAGCGCAACATGGCCAGCCGAGAATCCAGCCTGAAGAAATACGAGGAAAAGCAGGCCGAGATCAGGAAGTTGCTGAAGCAGATCGAGGCAGGATTGGAGAAGCATGATCGGCGGGCGAGCGGGCAGGGCGGGCACCATTGGGGACACGTTGGCGACCTGGGCGACATCGCCAGCACACTGAGAGACCTTAGGGATCGCCTGCACGAAACTGGGGAATACGTTGAGGCAGGATAAACATGGCAGTCAAATACACAACCGACCCGAAGGAAGTTTACACGCTGGAGCTGAACAAGCTCCAGCATTGTTTTTCCAAGATCAGCAGGCTGGGAGAGGACGCCAGCGAGTTGAGAAGCATCGGATGGCGGCAGGTGGAATGGTTACGGCAGTTGAATTGGACATTGGAGGAAGCAGCACAGGTTGCAGAAGTATTGACAGGCGCAAAAGTTCTTTTATAATTTCGGCTCGACAAGCGCTCAGGATGCCCCCCTCATCCAGGGCGTTTGTCGCTTAATAGAACACGCGTGCGACTCTTGACGCGGGGATGAATTGGTTTTAAGATTGAGGCACAACTAAATAACTCCGCAGGCCTAGCATTTGGCGGGGCCAAAATTCAACGAGTAGAGCGCTCGTCGTGACAATATCACGGCGGGCGCTTTTTTTTGTTAATCTCCGAGCGGAGCGGGGAATATTCCAAAAAGGAGTTTGCAATGAAAGGTTTTCGTCTGTTCGTTCTGTTCGCTATTGTGGTCGTGCTGGCGGTTGCAGTTGCGCCTGCGTTCGCGCAGGGTGTGGGACCCAGCGACCCGCCTGCCACCGATTTGACTCTGCCCGCTGAGTTGCAGGCGCTACTCGCGATGGGCATCGGCTACGTGGTGACGCAAGGCCTCAAGTCTGTCTCCAAACTCGTCGGGGCTGATCTGAGCGGATGGGGCGCTGCCATCAGTGCATCCATCGTGACTACCACCATTTATTTTCTTCATGCTCTTCTCTCGGCGGTGCCTGCCGCGGCTGCGCCATCGGTGGCGATTGGGTTGATGTTGCTCGTGTCCGTTTTGGGCGCGTTCGGCATCCACGCCACCATCAAGGGTTTCCAGCCCGCCAAGATCGTCATGAAATAACTTTTACCAGGAGGGGCGGGGAGACCCCGCCCCTACGGTGATTCTTATGCCATTGACAGAAGGTGCATACAGCGTTTTATCGCAAATCCCCCTAGCTGGGATTGTTGTCGTTGTGGTGATCGTATTTCTGTATTACCTGGATAAGTGGCTCAAGGCAGAACGAGAATCACGAACGTCAGAATCGCAATCCATCCGCGAGTTCCTATCGGAAGAGCGAAAACAGAATGCGGATTTCCTGCGAGAGCAACGTGAGGCCAACGGTGTGACGATTGGCCGCCTGGCAGACAAGATTGAGAGCATCGCAAAAGAAGTTGCTTCATTGCATGGAACCCTTTCCGCACACGAGGCGCGCAGTCAAGAACGCTCAAAGGGCAAAGCATGAACTATTCATTTCCTACATCTCCCAATTTACAAATCGCTCAGCGCTGGGGAAACATCAACGCGTCCATGTATCCCGCACCCACGTATCGTCACATGGGATTGGATATTGCTGGCAGGGTTGGCGCTCCAATCTACGCCGCGGCAGATGGGGTCGTGGCAGATGTCAGTTTGTACAACCAGCATGGTTATGGTCGCTTCGTAATCATCCAGCACGAGGACGGGATGTATGACACGCTCTATGCCCACCTGCACAAGATCAACGTGATGATCGGGGATGCAGTGGTGTGCGGACAGCAGATCGGCGAGATGGGAGGGCAGCCTGGGGATGACGATCCTATCGACGGTGCTTCGAGCGGCAGCCATCTCCATTTTGAGGTGATCCTACCGAACCAGCCGTCCATGATCGATTTCGTCAAAACCTGGAAGGGCTGGACGGTTGACCCGCTTCCGTACCTGACCGAACGCGCGTTTGGAAAACCTGGACTGACTGGCAGTGTGATTGCCAGCAGCTTGTACATCCGCAGTGCGGCCAGTGCCACGGCTCCCGCGTTGGGCGGCGTGGCGAAAAACGATGTACTGAAGATCGTGGAGCTGGTGGACGTGGGAAACGATCAATGGGCGCGGTTGTGGTCCCTGCGGCCAGAGTTCGCGGCGGTGAAATACGATGGCAGTTTGTTTATCAGCGTGAGTGTGAGTTCAACGACCCCCAATTCGCCCCCCGCTATGCCGCTGGATGTAGAACGATCTGTCCGACTGGATGAAGTGCAGCGGATGATCAAGTTCCTGGAACAGAGAAAGAGCGAGTTGTCATAATGCCTGTCGCAAAGCCGAAGTTTGAATTGCCTGATGAGTTTCGCCAGTTGGCGCTTGGGCTGGAGTTGCCCGAAGTGGAACTGGATGAAATGTCTGTCGAGGAAGCCCGCCTGAAATCCGAAGCGGGACGTTCGGCTTTGTATGCTTTAAAGGGATTGCCCACCCAGCCTGAATGGTTCGAGCGCTTCGAACAGTTGCTCAACGGTGGATGGCCGTGGCGACAAGCCGCTTATATTGCGTGGGCATCCACTCCCAAAGAAAACAGAAATCCGAAATCGCAGGAAGAACTGGCAAAGCGGGTTTTGAATTTGACCAGCGATCGGGCGATCAGCACCTGGCGCAAAAAGAACCCTGCCATTGATTCAATGGTGGCGGTTTTGCAATCGTCAGAACTGTGGGATCACCGTGCAGACGCATTCCATCAATTGATCGAGGGCGTGAAGAAGTCTGGCTCTGACTATAAATTTGCCAAACACCTGGAATTGTTCCTGCGCATGACTGGCGATGATGTGCCCACGTCACAGCTGGTGGCTTTGTTCAAGCGCAAGGGATCGAGCGGGCCGCGTGAGATCGATGAGGAAACTCTGGATGAGTTGGCCGCTGGGGTAAACGAGATCAACCAGGGCGATGCGCTTGAGGAAGAGGAAGATGTTTCCAGCAGCTGATCTTCTTTTGACTCCATCGGAGGCCAAGACCGAGAAAGACCTGCGCGTGAAAGCACGCAGGAATTTCCTGTCTTTCTGCCAGTATGTGGATCCACGCTATGAGACTCCCCCCCATATCCGATTGCTGGCGGCGAAGTTGCAACAGGTGGCTTTGTATATTGCCAGTGGCGGCAAGCAGGGCATTGGGCGTCTGATGATCTTCATGCCGCCTCAGCACGGCAAGAGCCAGATTGCGTCCAGGCATTTCCCTGCCTGGCTATTGGGCCTGTTGCCTGACAGTCGCATCATTTTGACTTCCTACGGCGAGAGCCTGGCAACCACCCACAGTCGTCACATTCGAGACCAGATCACGACCGAGGAATACCAGGCTGTCTTTGGAAGCAAGAGCAACAAGATCTGGCCCGTTGAACTATCGTCCGATTCACGCTCGACCGAGGCGTGGGATTTGGCGAAGCCGTATCGGGGCGGCGTGAAAGCAGCTGGCGTGGGCGGCGGTATTACTGGTCTACCCGCCCATTTGTTCATCATTGATGATCCGTTCAAGAACCGCGAAGAGGCCGAGTCCGAGGGGCGGCGGGACTTGGTGGACGATTGGTTCAAATCAGCGGCGCGCACTCGTTTACGCCCTAACGCAGCTGTGGTGATCTTCCATACGCGCTGGCACCAAGACGATCTGGCAGGACGATTGATGCAACGCATGGTGAGCGATCCATTGGCAAGCCAGTACGAGATCGTGTGCATGCCTGCGCTGGCGTTGGATAAATATCCCGCCAGCGTGGAAGAGCAGCGGAGGTTGATGCGGGATGGCATCTTTTTGCCGTTGGCCGATCCGCTGGGACGGTCGGGCGGCGCAGCGTTGTGTCCGCAGTGGTACGACGAGGCATGGATGGCATCCGCGCGGGCGGATATTGGCGTCTATGATTTTGAGGCGTTGTACGAGCAATCGCCATTCGCGAAGGATGGTCAGCATTACAAACGGGAATGGATTCGCACAGTCGCCAAATTGCCTGAGGGCGTGACGATCAAATTCATTCTCCGCTATTGGGACAAGGCCAATTCTACGAAAGGCGATTTCACTGCGGGCGTGCTGATGGCGTACTGTTCGGATGGTTATTTCTACATCATCGACATTGTGCGCGGCAAATGGTCATCCTACGAGCGAGACCAGAAAATGCACGAAACAGCCAAGGCCGATCAAGAGAAATACGGAAAGGTATTTATCTGGCACCAACAGGATCCTGGCTCGGCTGGCAAGGATTCGGCAGAAGCTACCAATCGTAATCTGATGGGATTTCCCGTTTTCTTCGAGCCTGTGTCTGGAGATAAAGAAACGCGTTCCGAGCCATTGGAGAGCGGTTTCCAGGGCGGGCTAATCCATCTGTTTCAGGCAGCCTGGAACGAAGCATTTATTGACGAATGTATTGCCTTCCCGCGCGGCCGCAATGACGACCAGGTCGACGCGGCATCGAGCGCGTACAGCAAGTTATTGCAAATGAACAAATCGCACCGCAAGAGCAGTATAGGCTGAGGCAAAGATGAATTTTTTCAAGCGGTTATTTAGCAAAGCGGCAATCACTTTTGCACGAGCGTTTTCATTCTTTCCAGAATTCACGCGCTATGCCTTTACTGCCATTTCAGCGCGGATGTTGGTGCGGGATGGATATAAAAAGAACGCGGTGGTTAGCGCTTGTTCAACGACCCTGCAATTAACCTTCCCCGAGCCACCACTGATCGCTGGCTACGAAGAGGAAGGGCGCTCTATCCCGAATTACAAACACCCGATCAACACATTGTTGAAACGGCCAAATCCTGATATGGGCATGGCCGAGTTTATGCAATTTGTCATCACATACGCCCCGATCGGCGGAAATTGCTACATCTGGAAACAACGTTCACAGAGCGGAAAGGTAGTCGCTTTATGGCCGTTTTCCGACCTGCAATTCACTCCCATTGCAGGGCATAACGTACTCGAAGGTTTTGTTTCGCATTATGAATATGACGCGGGAGACGGAACAATCATTCCAATCTCCAAAAACGATGTGATCCACTGGAAATGGATGATCGATCCTGAAAACCCATGGAAGGGTATTGGTGCTGTTGAATTATCTGCCCGAGAGGTGGATCGAGATACGGAAGCCACGTCCTATATCTTCTCGCTGTTGAAGAACAATGCCGTCCCGCCCGTGGTGATCACGCTGGAAGAGGGAGATGAACCTACGCAGGAAGAAAAAGATGCGATGGGCAGGAAGTGGGTTGCGAAACACTCGCGTGGCGAACCTGCATTTATCACCAGCGGCATGAAGGTCGATCAGATGGGTTTTGACCTGAACAAACTTGCAGCAGAGACGCTGGCAGACATTCCCGAGACGCGCATTGCTGCGAATTTCAAAGTTCCACCTTCGGTGGCGGGCTTGAACGTGGGCGTCAAACGCTCGGACTACGGCGACACTGCCGCGCGCAAGGCATTCACCGAACAAACATTGATGGCCTTGTGGCGTTCGCTGGCCAGCGAATTACTGAATGGACTGCGAGATGATTTCAACGAAACAAATGATTTCACCTTGTGGTTCGACATTCGCAATGTGGGAGCGTTGCAGGAACAGAAAAAAGATCAATGGCTGCGCGTGGTGGATGCGTTCAATCGAGGTCTGTTGACACGCACCCAGGCCAAACAAGAACTGGGAATGAAACCCGATGCGGGCGATGATGTTTATCTGATTTCCCTTGCGACCGAGTTTGTAAGCGCCAGGGGAGATGGCGTTGTGGACCGCAGTGCGAACGATGTGCAAAAAGTGTACACGCGTTACGTGGAAGAAAAATCCAAGCGCAGTGGAATGCGTTCTGTTGGTCGCAACCTGCAAAAGATCAGAATGCAGACCGCCAGGCGGATGGAAGGCGACGTGGATGCATATTTCAGCCAACTCTCCGACCGCGTGGTGGAACGCGCTGGCAAAAGCAAAAAATCGGACCTGCCCAATCCTGATGACTTGATCACGGGTGATGACAGCAAAAAGTTGGAAGCGCTGATCAAGAAATATTATGTCGAAATCATTCAACTCTCCTGGAACACCTGGAACCATACATTGGGAGTTGAAATAAATTTCGAATTGACCGATCCCATCGTAACGGCAGCATTGGAAAGCGCTGCGTACCAGGTGAAAAAGATCACCGACACCACGATGGAAGAAATCCGCAACGTGCTGAAGTACGGCAATGAGAACGGCTGGTCTGTGGATCAACTGGTGCGTGGCGATGATAACCAGCCAGGCCTGCGGGATATTGTGGAAGAAACCTACAAGGACCGCGCCAGCGTCATTGCCCGCACGGAATTGGGCGAGGCGCAAAACAATGCCACGGCAGCCAGGTATGGAGCGGCAGGCGTGGAACTGGTGGAGATCCTGGACAACGGCTCCACCGATGATGACGAGGAATGCAAACAGGCGAACGGCCAGATATGGACCCTGGATTATTTCAGCAATCACGTTCTGGAGCATCCGAACTGCACCCGTGCTGCCGTTCCCTATTTCGGCGATGGAAAGCCAGATCAAGGTTGATGAGATGGAACAACTTATCAAGGAAATTCCCCATCAGCCCAATCAGCCGCTCAGCATCGAGCGCGATTGGAGCAACGGGCACGAGGTCATCATCATCGAAGGCGTACGCTACGACGCCGATTATTTCCGCCAATTCTCGCATCCCGAAACAGATGTGCTGTATGCAGTCGAGCGAATGGATGATTTCGTAAAGTTGACAGTCATTCAAACCGCTGAACAAGCCAAAGAATTTTTTGAGAAAGAATAAAAGGAGCCAGATATGGACATGGAATATAAATCAGCCAGCGTGGAATTCAAAGCGACTGGGGACGAAGGCCAATATGAAGGTCATTTTTCGATTTTTGGAAATGTGGATGATGGTTGCGACGTTGCCCATGAAGGCATGTTCCTGAAGACCATCAGCGAGCGCAGCAAACGCGTGAAGGTGTTTTATGCGCACGACTGGAGCAAATTGATCGGCCCACCGCCTGCGGTGCTTCAGGAAGACAAGGTGGGACTGTTCGCTTCTGGAAGGCTCACCCTGGATTCGTTCTGGGGGAAGGAGGCCTGGGCGCTGATGAGAGACGGCGCGTTGACCGAAGGTTCATTTGGATATGAAGCGGTCAAGTTCGACTTCGAGGATCTGCCAGGCGATATGAACTATCGAAGGACCGTCCGCCACCTGCGCGAGGTGAAGCTGTACGAAATCTCGCCTGTCCCGCTGGGGATGAACGCCCTGACGGAGATACGTGCTGTGAAGGCGGCGATTCTGAAATCCAACAATCCCCAGTCTGCGAACCCGCAGTCATCGGATGGAAGCAACAACCCAGATGAAATGCTGGTGAAGTCCTATCTCGAAAAGTGGAATGCGCTTGTCGCCGAGATGAAAGAAGGACGTGTGTTGAGCACGGCCAGCAGGGAAAAAGTATCGAATGCCATCAGCGCGATGGAAGGCGCGATGGCAGCATTGAATGATCTGCTTACAGCCGCAGAGCCGCAGAAAAATCTGCACTCGGCACTGTTGGAGAAACGCCTGCGAGCGGCGGAATGTATGCTCGCACAATTCAACTGACATTAAATCAACAAGGAGCAACCCAATGGATACCGAAGTCAAACGGCTTTATGACGAAGCCAACCAACTGTACGCACGCGCCAAGTCCATCCTGGATGAGTTCAAGGGCAAGGACATGCCCGCGGATAAGTCCAACGAAGTGGACACTCTGCTGGACCAGGTGGACTCCAAGACCGCCGATGCCAAGCGCCGCGAACGCGTGAGTGGAGCGGGCGATTTCTTCAACCAACCTGCCACCGACCTGCCGATCAACAGCAACGGCGGAGCGAAAGGCGCGGGCGTGAGCGTCGAGATTAAGAGCCTGCTCAAAGGCTATGGCTACCATCCCGCCGCCATCGAACGCTTTGCAGATGACAACGAGGCGAAGATCGCCATCGCCAATGCCCTGTATTGGAAAACAGGCGAGAAGAAAGACCTTGCCACCAGCCCTGCGACCTCGGGTGGATATCTGGTTGCAGATACACAGCGCGCCGAATTGATCCAGAAACAGGATCCCGTCAGCGCCATGCGCCGCATCGCCCGTGTCTTGCCCGCCATCCCTGGCGGCGCGAGCATCACCCCGTCTGCCGATAACGACCTGAGCGATGCCGAGTGGACCACCGAGATCAAGTCGGGCAGCAACGACACCGTCAAACCGTTTGGCGGTCGCGTGCTGAATCCCAAGCCACTTGCCAAGCGCATCAAGATCAGCAATACCGAACTCCGCGCGGGCAAACTGTACGATGTGGAAAACTGGGTCTTGACCCGCATGGCCGTCCGCTTTGCGGTTCCAGAAGAAAACGCATTCATCAACGGCGTCAGCTCCAACGGCCCCATGGGCCTGCTTGGCTGGAGCGGTATTTCAAAATACACGACCGCCGCGTCCAACACCCTGGCGGCAGATGATGTGATCAACTGGGCCTACAGCCTGCCCGCTTCTTACATGGGCAATGCCAAAATCCTGTGCAACCGTTCCTTCCTGCGCAAAGTGCGCCTGTTCAAGAGCGTGAGCAACGAGTACCTGTGGCAGCCTGGCTTGAGCAGCGGCACCCCGAACAAAATCCTTGACTGGCAGTATGAAGTTTCCGACCAGTATCCGACTGGCTTGGATACCAACGACGCCTACAAGGACAACGAACTGGTGGCTACCATCGGCGACTTCCAGTATTACTGGATCGTGGACAGCCTCAACCTGAGCATCGTCCGCGCGGACCAGCTTTACCTGGAAACCGACCAGACTGGCTTCATCGGCCGCAAGGAAACCGATGGCATGCCCGTGTTGGCCGAGGCGTTCTACCATCTGAAGATCAAGGCGTAGGCGAAGCGCTCCGCCACCTGAAAATCAAAGATTTGAAGGAGAAAAACCATGTTGTTCAAAACCATGTACGAAGATACGAAAGTCGTTCCGCAGGTTATCAAGGCCGCTGACAACGAGACTCTCGTTGGCGCTGGCGTGGATATGAGTGGATACGAAGGCGTGGCGTTCTACGTTTTGGCTCTCAAAGGCGAGGCGCTGAACTTCACCATCAAAGGCCAGCAGGATACCGATCCAGCTTTTGGAACTGTCCAGGATCTGGAAGGCACCTCAGTGGCATTCGCCACTGCAGTTGGCACGGATGGAGCCACCATGCTGGACATCCATCGCCCGGCCAAGCAGTACGTCCGCCCGTCCATTGCCGTACCGAACGCAGGTGCGGCCACTCCCGTGGCGTGCATCGCCATTCTGTACGGCGGACGCTATCGCCCCGAAACCAACGCGGGCGAGCTGCACGTCAGCCCCGCCGAAGGCACTGCGTAATTCCCCGTCCATCTTATTTCTATTCCCATCTCCGAACTATCGGAGATGGGAATTTCAGAAGGTGAACCATGAGTCTTGTCACCCCAGCGGAAGTGCGTCCCCTTGTTAAAACCAGCCTGACAGATGCAAATCTCCAGGCGATTATTGACCGCATCGAGGCGCAGATCACACAGCGCGTTGGCGCTCCGCAAACTGATGCAATGGAAACCACCATCACGAAGATCTTTCGCGGTGAGGGTGAATTCCTGTTCATGCCCACCGAGATCTATGCGGTGGTGAGCATCACCGAAGACGAGAACGCGCTTGCCTCTGATCAGTATCGGACATGGGGCGGCGGCGTGATCGAGCGCCTGCCATCAGGTAGCCGCTGGGGAGATCGCATGACCGTGATCTACAAGCCCACCGATGACCGACTGGTCCGCAAACAGGTGGTTATTGACCTGGTGCGCCTGGTGCTGGAACGCACGGCCATGAAAAGTGAAAGTGTCGCTGGCGAATACTCGTTCACCGCTCCCGATAATTGGGATGCTGAATTCAACAAGACGATGAGACGGCTATTGTTCAAGGCCGTCTGAGGAGATCGAAATGGCACGAAGCGCATTGACTGTTCAAACCATCGTGAAAACGGGATTGACCCACAGCCTGGCAGCCGCCAATGTGGATGGCAACTCGTTCGCGAATGATGGCAACACCTATCTGCATGTCAAAAATGCGGGAGTTGGTTCCGTCACCGTCACGATCCAGACGCCTGGCACGGTAGATGATCTGACCGTTTCAGATCGTACTGTCACTGTGGGTGCTGGCGCAGAAAAGCTGATCGGCCCGCTTGCGCCTGGCATCTACAACCAGAGCGGCGAAGTGTACGTGGATTATTCTGGAGTCACCAGCGTGACCGTTGGCGCGTTCAAGATGTAACCATGAGCCTGGATGCTTTTTTGCTGCACACATGCACGATCGAGAACCCCGTCAGCGGAGGCGTGAACACATACAACAATGCGGTCAAGGCCTACGATGCACCGATTCAAGACGTGCACTGCAGGCTGGTGACCCAACGCCAGCGCGTGTGGAGCACGGAGCGACAGGAGAGCGTGGTGCAGACCGTTTGTAAATTGTTGGTGATGCCAGGTGTGAGCCTGAATGAGCGCGCCAGGATCAGTAAGGTGACGATGGAAGATGGAATCATCGTTCGAGATGCATTTGTGGTGACGGAAGTTCTGCCACATCGCTCCAGGAGCGTTCACCATCAAACCGCCATGCTGGAAAGGATTTCGTAATGGCACGCGGCGCACACTTCCGCAAATGGAACGGTCCCAAGGTCGTGCTGGCCACGCAAACCAACGTCGCCAAGGCACTGGGTAAATTCGGCCTGGTGGCTGAAGGTTTCTCGAAGAAGGAACTGACGAAAGGCCACGGCGTGATCACTGGCACCCTGCGGCGCTCGATCCATACTGCGCAGCCAGGCTATGACTGGGCAGGCGATAACGTTCCGCCTGAAGCAGGAACTCCCGAGCTTGGCGGCGCAAACGTGGAAGCGGCCATCGAGGGCAGCCAGATCACGTTACAACTTGGCAGCGGTTTGCAATATGCCTTGCCAGTCCATCAAGGCCATAGCAATTCCGAAGGACGCGGAAATTTTTCAGGTTATCACTTTCTGGTGATCGGCCTGGACAAAGCCAAGGCACTGATGCCTAACATCCTGAAGGAGTATCAACTCAAATGATCATCGACCCACTTGAGACGATCATCACCTGGCTGGAAACCGCGCTGACATCTGTGAGCGGACGGGTCGCGGCTAAACATCGTTATGGCGAAGGCTGGAGCGAAACGCAGACGGGCGTGTCGGTCCACTTGGACGGCGGCAACCCCGAAATCTATGCCCCGCTTGCGGATGTGCGAATCGAAATCCGTATCTACGCAGATGACCAGATCAAGATCGTGGATGTATGGCGCGAGCTGGTGGCGCTCAGTCGGGCAAATGCGCGGTTCGCCGTGAGTACATCAAAAGGCGTTGCGCTGGTCCAGAACTTTATCCAACAATCAGGGCTCTCCATGCCCTATGACGAAATCCTAAAAATGGATCTTGGCGTGGTGTTTTTTGGCGTCAAGATCGGCGAGGAGGCTATCGCATGAAAGACCAGAAAGAACTCGAAAATAAGGCCGTCCAACCCGCGGCAAACAAAGCAGCGGAAAAGAAGATGGTCCGCATCAAACTCCGCCCAGGTCGGGCGGTGACTGGCGTGACGGTGGATGCCGAAGGCTGTGCCGAAGTGGACGAAGCCACCGCCGAGCGCCTGTACAAAATCGGTTACGCAATCAAGGAGTAACGCATGTCAACTCAACCCTATGAAATCCTGGTTGGCGTGGGAACGCTGTACATCGCTCCCGCGAACACCGCCAAACCTGCGCTTACCGCCACGCCCAGCGGAGCATGGCGCAGTTTGGGATACACCAAGGACGGCGTGAAAGTGACCAAGACCAGCAAGGTCGAGTCCTTTACGCCAGACCAGCATACCAGCAAGGTCAAAGCGGTCCGCACGGAAGAGGGCGTGACCGTGGAAACCAACCTGCAGCAGAACACGCTCGAGAACCTGGCGGACGTGCTTGGCAACACCGTGACCGATACTGCCCCAGGCGCAGGCACCATCGGCACGCGCACACTGAAACTGTATTCGGGTGCGGATGTGGACGAGTATGCCATCCTGTTCCGCGGCAGTTCCCCGTATGGCGCTTATCCAGGCCAGTATTACATCCCGCGCGGCTATTTCGATGATGACGTGGAAGTCGAATTCACCAAGGATGGTGAAGCCGTGATCCCCATCAAATTCGAAGCGCTCGAGGATTTGAGCGCGGCCACAGAATCCGACCGCTTCGGCGTTATCGAATACCAGGATGCGGCGGCGCTGTAATCCAGTGATCAGTTATCAGTGACCAGTGAAACCACTGGTCACTGACCTTCGAGGAACAATGACCACCACACGACAACCACTCAATTTGGATGAACTGTTCGGACAGGCCACGTTCGTGACCATCATCAAAGACGGCGCACGCTACGATCTTTCGATGCTGGAGGCGCTCGGGCCCGAGCAGATCGTCCGATTCCAGCGTTTGCGCGTTGAAGCGAACGAACTGCAACGCATGGATGTGAAGGATCCTTCGACCGAGGACGCGGAACGGCTGACGAAGGCCGTGGATGACATGCTCAAAATTCTCTGCGAGAAACTGCCGTTGAGCAAAATGACTTTCATGGAAAAAAGCCGCGTGCTCGAATATTACTTTGCGGAAACACAATCAAAAAAAGCGCCGAAACTGGCTCTGGAGAAAGTACGCCGCCCGACTGGGGCCAGGTCTTCACGACGCTGACATTTTGGTATGGCCTGCCATTTGGCGACATCAGCCACATGCCAATGGCAGCCATTGATGCGTATCTCAAGGAACTGCCCGCCCGCCAGGCCGAATTGAAATTGACGCTGGCTGAGGTTGAGAGTTTGCCGAATATGAAACAAAAGGACCGTGAAAGCATGTTGAAGAAATGGATGAGCGTCGCAGATGTCAAACCCGCAGCGCACAAAGCCACGCCTGGCATTTTGAAGCTGATGGGGATTGGAGTGCGCCATGTCTAATAGTCTCGGTGAGGCTGTTCTTGACCTGGCTGCCGATTCTGCTGGCCTGATCCAGGACATCAACTCTGCCCGTCCGCAGGCGTTGACCGCGTTGCAGGCCATTGGCGTGGCAGGCGGCGCATTGTTGGCAGCTGGCATCATGGCCGCGGCCACTGCCGTGGTGGCCATCACCGCGCTGATGTGGAGTTCCGCCAATACGCTGGATGAAGCCTACGATGCCATCCAGACTCGCACAGGCGCAACAGGCGCTGAACTGGCGGGCTTGCAGGAGGATTTCAAAACAGTGTTTACGTCTGTGCCCACGGACGCAGAGACTGCCGCCAATGCAATCGGGATTCTCAATTCATCGCTGGGAGCCAGCGGGCCTGTACTGCAGGGTATGACTGCCAATGTTCTGGAATTCAGCCGTTTGACAGGCACAGACGCCTCGGCCAACGCACAGACGTTTTCACAGATGGTTCAGAACTGGAACATCCCGCTTGACCAGGCATCGGGAAGCCTGGATGTTCTTTTTACGGCGGCTCAAAATACTGGCGCTCCTGTGGATGCGCTCATGCAACAAATGCTGTCGAGCGGACCGATCCTGCAACAGTACGGCATGAGCTTCGAGCAATCCGCGGCATTTATGGCATCGATGACGCAGGCGGGCATTGATGCCGAGAATGCCATGATGGGGCTGAAAACTGCCGCTGCAAAATTTGCGGCGGATGGAACACCGCTCAACGAAGGTCTCACAAAAACTGTTGATTTAATCCAAAGCGCCAAGACGCCCACCGATGCGTTGAACATTGCCGTCGAGACGTTTGGTTCACGCGCTGGGCCTGCATTGGCGCAAGCAATTCAAGATGGGAAACTGGAATTCGAAGATCTGATCCCATTGCTGGAAAATGCAGACGGCGCGGTGATGAATGCCGCCGCGGCCACAATGGACTGGGGCGAACGGTTGACCATGTTCAAAAATAAGGTCACGACCGCATTCGCACCTGCGGGCGATAAGCTGATGGCGGTGGCCATAAAGATCATTGACGTGATCGCCAAAATATTCGAGCGCCCCGACGTGCAGGCGGCAATCCAGGCGATTGCCAACTGGATCGGCGACATGGCCGAGAAAGGCGCTGCCTACCTGCCTGTGATCGTGGATGCGTTTTTCAGTTTCGTTTCATTCCTGCAAAACAATCAGGGCATCGTCATTGCTGCACTGGCAGCCATTGGCGTGGCGATTGCCGCGTTTGTGTACACCACCGTAATTCCAGCGGCAATTGCAGCCATCACCGCGCTCGCTCCCATTATTGCCATCATGGCCTTGCTGGCGGGCGTAGCATATCTGGTCTACCAAGCCTGGACCAACAACTGGGGCGGCATCCAAACCAAGTTGACTGCGCTGTGGACTCAGTTCCAACCGATCTTTATGCAGCTCGTCACCTGGCTGCAAACCAACATCCCCATTGCGCTGCAAATGTTATCCAACTATTGGACAACTGTTCTATGGCCTGCCATCCAGAGCGTGTGGAACTGGTTGAGCACGGTGCTGTTTCCGTTCCTGGTGGCGCTCGGGAATGCCATCAGCACGATCGTGGGCGCGGCGGTGCAAAAGTTGGGAGAGATCTGGGTGAACACCCTGTTGCCAAACATCAAAAAAGCAATTGCATGGATCGACACCAACGTGCTCCCGAAACTTCAACCGATTGCGGATTTCTTCGGCGGGAAATTTGCCGAGGCGCTGACTGCCATCAAGGACTTATTCCAGAAGATCACGGACTGGATCAAGAAAATGACCACCGCGCTCGAAAACATGACCTTGCCCAGTTGGTTGACGCCTGGCTCGCCCACGCCCCTGGAATTGGGACTGCGCGGCATCAACAGCGCCATGAGCGACCTCACCCGCGGCGCTTTGCCGAACTTTTCGGCGGGGCTGCAATTCCAGACATCGCTCGGTTCCATGCTGGCCGCTGGATCTTCGCAGACCATCAGCGGTGACACCTACAACATCAACGGTGTGCGGATGGAGAATGCAGGTCCGCAGACCACCATGCAAGACATTCTCGAATTTTTGAACAAGAGGCGTTGAGATATGTGGCGTATTGTTTCCGAAAACAACTTTAGCCTGAAGAATGGCGATTATTTTGCCATGTTGAAAGAGGGCGATAATCCTAATATCCTTCCGAACATCACGCCCAGCATAGTGACCACGGGCGAGGCCGATCCGATCATCAGCGGCCTTAAGAAGGAAATGGGACAGCTCGTGGCAACCATATCCATTGATGCCAGGGACAAGCAAACCGCCTATCGGAATTTGATCGCTGTGCTGGATAACGAAACCAAACAACTGCATCCGCTGGTCATCGAGGATGATGTCAATGGCCAGCAGTGGTATATGAATGTGCGCCCGTTCCAGGCAACAAAAGCCAAGGGCTGGGTAGTCAAGGTCATCTACGATGTGCCAAGCCGCATGTGGCGCAAGGCCAACACGGGAGTGTCCTGGAGCGTGACCAGCAGCCCCGCCACAAAAAGTATGAGCACCAGCGGCAACAAAAAGACCCTGCCAAAATTCCGATTCAAATGGACGGCAGTCAGGGCAGATGGTTTTCTCTGGCGTAAATGGGTGGCGGTGACCAATCCCAACACGGACCGTGGGTTTTCGTATTACGGGCTATGCCTTACTCATTCCGACATGGACACGCGACCCTGGGTGAAGGATACGGCCAACTATGTGCAGATCAACAACGGCGCAGGTATCACCAACGTGCAGACCACCATCCCATACGATACTCTGACTGGAGACGGAACTCTGATCGGGACATACGGGATGGGCTACATTGACGATGGCGTGAACCAGGAACAAATCTCCTGGACTGGGCGCACTGGAACGAACAGCGGAAACCTGACAGGCGTCACACGCGGCATCGGCGGCACCACTGCGAGAGCGTTCGCCGATAATGTCAAGATTTACCTGAGCCGCATGAAGGCAGACGGAACCGATCTGAGATATTACGTTGACGATCTGGAACAAAATATCTGGATCCAAAATCCAAACTCTGCCACCACACGCATCTGGCATGTAGCTCGCCAGGGGATGGGCATCGCCCTGGAATTGGGCACGGCAGTCGCAGGCTCAGGTGCTATCTCTGAGCTCAATTTCAAGGTCACGACCGCCAACCGCACGGCGCTTTCGGCGCTGCCAGAGAGCGGGGTGGTCAAGATTGATAACGAGGCGTTCCACTTTACCAGCAGGGACCCTGTCCGCTTCAGCATGGTGATCGACGCTCGAAACATCAACGATACTTCCATGGGCGCACACAGCGTGGGAGCGTCTGTGATTTTTATCGAGCATGATTGCTGGTTGTATTGCGGAAATCCCAACCTGACCGCCCAGGTCACAGACGACACGCGCAAGCCCATCGTGAGTCAAACCACGAGCGATAACACCACGCGTGATTACACCGAATTTGGCGATAGTGAGGGACTGCGCGCCAATGCGTGGAAATCTTCCATCGAGCAGACATCCTATCCGCGGGATAAGGCCAGCAAAGTTTACACAGGCAACCACCTGGACGAGACTGCCGATCCATTCACGGAAATGGGAATGCTCATGCAGAGCATCTACAAAAACGGCACATGGCGTTACGAGGCAGGCGACATCATTTGGAGCGTTTACGAACCCGCTGGGATCGACCGCGTGGTCTCATGGGTTTATGAGTCCTATCGATCATCTGTCTGGCCGCAATATGCCAAGCTGGAGAAATCGAAGGATGGGATCGTCTGGGAGGCCGTGTCTGTTGTGACCAGCCCCGCCAGCGCAGGTTCGTGGGGCTCACCTGTCACGGTCGGGCCATATACGATGGGAACGGGCTATAAATATTTGCGGGTCCGTTTCTATGGGACGCAGAACGCAGGCCAGACGGGCGGTGTGGGATATTACTCCGCGCTCGAAACCAATTCGCTGAAGTACGAAACCGTCTCTCCATTGACGGTCTCAATGGGGTCGTGGAACACCAACTCGTATGAGATCAACGGCCAGATGCTCAATGCCGCAACGGGCCATTATTTCAAGCTGGTGGGGACGATCAAGCTGAACGAGGAGATCGAGGTGGATTGTGCGGCAAAAACGGTCAAGACCCTGTCGGATGGCAAGCCCCATCGTTCCATGCTGTTGGTGCCCAACACCCAGGCGAACTGGATGGAGTTTCAGCCTGGTGAAAATCCAATGGTTTATTCGGAAGGCGGGGTGACTGGTCTGACCATTACGACATCCTACGATGATGTTCTGGTGGTGTGAGATGGCGAGTTGGGCTTATCTCTTTGACCGCCGCGGCAACCTGCTCGATGAATTCGATGGCGTGTTCCAGAAATCGAAGGGTATCAATTCTGTTGGAGAGTGCAGGTTTACCCTGGCTGTGTCCAACCCCAAGAACATCAAATCAAACCTGCGGTTCAAGAACTGGATCGTGGTTTTCAACGATAACGGGCTGGATAACTGGGTGGGACGGCTGGACACGCCGCGCTCCTGGGGAGGCGGCACCAACAAGCATTTTGCCTATTCTGCCGAGGGCATTTTCAGCGACCGCATCGGGTCCTACACTATCCCTTATGGCATCCTGAATACGGCGGGAGTGTGTATCAAACAGATCATCAAGATCGCGAACGAAGATGATGATACATTGATCCGCGCTGGCAATATTTTTACTGGCGGCACCAGGTGCGGCACGTTCATCTCGCCCGCCACGTTGCTGATGGAGAACATTGCACAGATCGTAAAACAGAGCGGCCATGAGTGGGAGATTGTTCCGCAAATCGTGAACAATAAACTCAGGCTCTATCTCAACTGGTATGAGCGGCAGGGAACCGTTGTGGACGGCAGCCTGAATGACCGCAACTGCAAAATAGACGAGGACTCACTCAGCGAGACTGGCCCGATCAAGAATGCGATCTTGGGCGTGGGGAATAACCAGGAAATACGAACTCATTTCCTGGCAAGGAGCCGCTCCAGCATAGAAGAATATGGCCTGCAGGCCACGCGCATTGATGTGGATGCGGGCGAAGCTGCAGGAGTTCAAGCGCTCACCCAACAACAACTGGCACGCCTGGCCTGGCCGAGAAATATGTTCAAGGCCACGGCCACCAATGTGGACAATACCTATCAGCGTCTGCGGTTGGGGAATGTGCTTCCGTTTGAAAATTCCAATGCTGGTTATGGAGCAAATGGCATGATCGGCACACAAAACCGCGTGCGTATCTGGGGCATGGCCGATAGCGGAACTGTTGAAGGCGTAGCACTATCAATTCTTGAGGAGAATCAAAATGGATCCTGATCTGAGTGACATGCTTGCTGGACTGACTATGGGGGAGGAAAACGATCTGCGAAAACGGGTGGCATCGCTGGAAAGCCTGGTGTATGCGTTGATCGGGCGCGGGATGGACACGACTGAACCAGACCCACAACAGGTCCGTGTTGTAGATGATGCTGGAAATCTGCGCTTTATCATCTCACCGTATTCCTTGCAAGAAATGCTTGGCATTGAGGGTTACATGGCTGCCCTTGATGCAAAAGGGACACCGCAATTCTGGGTGGATGCAGACACTGGCAAATCCGTGGCGGGTGGCGGCGATGTTTCACTCGGCGATGATGGTATTCTCACTCACGACCACGTCCCCCTGGAATTCAAAGCCAGAAACAACTTTGTGGGCGACCTCTATTCATCATACATCTTTGCAGAAAATAGCCATGCAGGGTTGGTATTAATATCCAATGCCCGCCGCGGCAATTCGAATATGATCGTGGATGGTGATTTCGAAAGCGGAGGCTTATCCAACTGGAATGTAACGCTCGCCTCAAACGCCTCCATCACATCAGATGTTGTTCATGGCGGGTCATTTGCCCTCATGATTGGTCCATATTCTGGGATACAAGTAATTCGTTCTGCAGCGCGTTTTGCGATTACGGCAGGAAAAATATATTTATTCCAATTATTTTCAAGACGTTCTGTTTTTTCGGCAGATTTCAGAGTGCAGATTGAGTATTGGAATGCCAGTAGCGGCGGGACTCTTATAGAAAGACATGATCTATTGGAGGAGGATCGAGATACAGCTACCTGGCAGCGCTCCATTGGCATTCCCAGCACGGCTCCTGTTGGAGCAACTTACGCCAATATCTTCATCACATTGGGGGCTTCATTCAATGGATATATCGATGATATGTCTCTTGTGGATGCAACTCTAATGACGTGGATGCGGGCTACCACCAGCAGATGGGAAATGAACAGGTCTATCAATATACTGGCGGGGAACTCGTACCTGATCAATGATTTACCCATCCCTCACAACAGTTTGGGAGATGTAGGCACCAACACGCACGCGCAAATTGATGCACATCTGGCATTGCCACGCTGGACGACCGTCCGCAAAACGAGCGACGAAAGCCGAGCTGCGAACACAACGTTAACAACCGATTCGGAACTTTTGTTCGCGATGTCCGCCAACAAAAAATATGCCATCCGCGGGCGCATCTGGTTCGACACGCCAGCCGCGGCAGATTTCAAATGGCGCAATGTGGCGGGCGGAACCCCGACGCGTTCTTATTACAATTGGCATTGCACACCATGCGGGTCGGGGACGGAAACCGAGGGAACAGAAATAACAGCCACGGGAACAACCATCTCTATTTTGGGCACTGGCACGGCTGGCGGTTTGATCGAATTTGATGGCATTGTGCAAAAAGAAAACGCCAGCAACAACTGGGTATTCCAATGGGCGCAAAACACATCCAATGCAGGGAATACGATTGTATTGGCAGGGAGCTACATCGAGTATATGGAAATATAATCCACGGTGTATTTGTTCATGTGCTAAAAACAAACATCCCCGTCTCAGCGACGGGGATGTTTTATTTCATACACCAGTTTGATACTGTGCCTATAGAGAGGTGCCCCCACGGTAGTTGGCGATTTAGGCACAGTATAACAATCCTCTGGAGATTCGGGTTCTCTGGGACTGGGGGAATGGATGTAAATGATTGCGTAGACATGGTTTTGGATGCGGTCCACGAATACCTGGTTGACGATGGTGTGCAGGATGGCTCGCCTGGTGAGGTTGTCCTGGAAGCGCAAGTGGGCGGCGATGTTCTTTCCGAAGGCTGTCAGCTCTTCAAGGCTGATCGGTTCGGGCGATTTGGGGGCGGAGGTCTTGATGGAGTGCAGGGTGGTTTGGAGTTCTGTTTCCTGGCGTTCGAGGCTATCCAGTTTTTCGAGTATGGATTTACTGTGGCCGCGCTCGGCGATAGCGTCAGTAATATTGGCAATGGAGCGTTGCAAAGCCGTCAGTTTTTTTTGGACAGCTTTGGCTTGTTCTTTTATTTCGGCAGAGATGGTCAAGGCCTGTTCTCGGTCTGCATCGAGGAGGGCCTGAAGGTTGGCTGGATCATCGAAGAAGGCGGAGAGTTCGCCAATGACCATCTGTTCGAGTTGTTTGGCGGGGATGGGTTTCAGGTCGCAATCGTGGCGACGTTTGGCACGGGTGCAAGCATAGCGGGTGTAGTTGGTGCCGCTGCGCTGGGTGGCAGTGAGTCCGCTGAGGGGTGCCTTACAGCGGCTACAGTAAGAGATCCCAGAGAGGAGGTAATTGGCGATCTGCGTTCGGCGGCGGGGATGGATTTCGGATTGAGAGATATGCTGACGGTCCGCATGCAGATCGAGGATCTTCTGGACGGCATCCCAGGTCTTCAGGTCAATCATCGGTTCGCAGTAATTGGGGATGGTCATGTCGCCATATTCTAGGACACCGATGTAAAGTTTGTTACTGAAAAAGGTGTGGTAGGAATTGAGTGAACCGTATATTCCCAGCTGATGGATCTGGATCAGGCTGGCTCCCGCGGCTTTCATGGCAAAAGCTTTTTTGATAAGGGGAATGAGATCAGGATCAGGGACCCAGCGGTGGGCGGTGCGCTCTGTGCCGTCTTCGCTGGTGACCTTGAGCGGTTCGCGCTTGAAGCCGCGCGGGGGATTGCCTGGAATGGCTCCCTGCTTGACGATATGACGCAAACCGCGCCAGGAGCCGAGAGCGGCTTCCTTTTTCTTTTGTTCATCGGCCACGTGGATGATGGTTTCGATGACGGCAGAGAATGGGCCTTCTGGGATGTCATCGGTCAGTGAGTGGATGACGATGCCGCGCTTGCGCAGGATGCCTTTGTAGATCTGGGAGTCGTCCACGTCGCGGGCGAAGCGGGCAAAGTTCCAGATGATCAGCCCCGCAGGGCGGTCCGCTTCGGAAGCGGATGTGGCGACCATTTGCTCAAACTGGTCACGACCTGCAGTGGTGCCGCCGCTTTTGTGGACATCGGAAAAGACGCGGCTAAGAACGAGATTATGCGCCAGGCAGTATTCTGTGACGATGTTGCGCTGTTGTTCGATGGAACGATCCTGGTTGGGGCCGCCGCTATCGCGCAAATAAGCCCAAACTGTGGAGCCTGGGCTGAGGGCAGATGGAGGAGCGTGGAGGGGGTTGGCGGTCATCGTATTTTGGTAGCTATAGCCGATTTCGCGCTAGTGGACATTAGAAGGGAATATTTTATGGTCAAGTCTAGTAACAGTTGGCGTGGATAATAGCATAGTGATGAACTTAAGTGATTATAATTGCAAAGCATCTGGCCCCAAGTACCTGAATCTGATTCTGCTATAATAGCTACAGGCAGGTATGCAAGTAATGACCAGAATTGATGAACAAGATTATAAGAGGTCTGAAATGCCTTCAAATGGAATCCTTCCGCTAACGAATCAAAGAATATTTCACCTCAGAGTTTTAGGTCGTACGCTTGAACATTTAGGGGTTCAAATGTATAAGCGCCGAGATATAGCTATTGCAGAGCTTGTTGCCAATAGCTGGGATGCTGGTGCAACAATAGTTAATATCATCATTCCAGATGAAGCGGAATATCAATCAACAACAAGTGAAATATGTATTTCCGATAATGGTATTGGCATGACCGATGATGATGTTGAGAATCAATACTTAGTTGTTGGTAGAAATCGGCGCCTTGTAGATGGAAGTATTTCTAAGAAAAGGCCAATTATGGGCAGAAAAGGAATTGGAAAACTTGCAGGTTTTGGATTGGCAAATCGAGTTGAAGTTTTGACTTGGACAAAAAACCTATCCACTAAATTAACTTTAGATATAAGAGATCTAAAGACGGATGCCGGGGAAAGTAAACTGCTAGAAATTCCCGGAATAATTGGTTTTCGGCCAGATAACGAAAAAAGCAAAAGCGGCACAAGAATTACACTACGAGACTTGAAGCACAAATCGCCTCCGAATATAACTGCACTTCGTGAATCACTAAGCCGAAGATTTAGTCGACGTGTGCGAGGAGAGATGCAAATCAATATTAATGATATTTTGATTAGTGAACCAGAACTTGATATTGATCAGCGCTTCCCAAAGAACGGCTTCAAAGAAGCAGAACTTCCTGATGGAGGAAAAGTTCGTTATTGGTATGCATTTACGAAGAGCAATATTAGATCAAAGGAATTACAAGGCTTTACAATTTACGTTAAAGGTAAGACTGCTCAAGCACCACCATTTTATTTTCATGTTGAAGGATCAGCATCCGGGTTACACTGGACGAGATACATGACTGGTGAAATTGAGGCTGATTATATTGATGAGAGCATTGATGATGAATCGGATTTGATATCGACTGACAGGCAAGAAATTGACTGGGCTGATGAGGGGAGTTTTGAATTAAGAAAGTGGGGGGACGAATTGACGAGGAGAGCATTGCGTGAATGGTCAGATCTAAAAGGTGAGCGTATGGAATCTGCAGTTATGCAAATTCCAGAGATCAACGAGCGTATCCATCGCATGGATAAAACATCGCAAAATCAAGTATCTAAATTTCTAAAGCAATTGGGAAAAGCGGAAACGGACACAGATCGTGCATATCAATTAGCAGATTCTTTAGTCAGGGCCTATGAGTATAGGCATTTTCATGATGTTATTAGCCAAATAGAAGATGCCAGCGAGAACCCTGATCAATTAGAAGTATTGTTAACTCACCTTCACGAGTGGAAGGTCTTGGAAAGCCGCGCCATTCTTGAGGTTGTTAAAGGTAGATTAGAAGTTATTGAAAAATTTCACTTTATGATCGTAAATAACGCCCCAGAAACAGCCTCCTCCCAGCAAGCTGATAATATGCATGATCTTTTAGCAGGGTATCCGTGGATTTTGAACCCAGAATGGCAGGTGCTTTCTGAGGAGAAAAGAATATCTACACAGTTAAGAGAGTGGCATGCACAAGATATTAAAGATAAAGATGAGCGAATGCGCTATGATTTTTTAGCACTCGGCGAAGATCAAAAATTGGTAGTAATTGAGATTAAGCGTTCTGAACATTCCGTTGAACTAGATGAATTGCATCGCCTAGAGACGTATAAAGAAAGATTGGCAAAGGCTGGAGGAAAAAATGTATTTATGGTTATGATATGTGGCGGTACGCTTAATCTTACTGAACCGACAAAGACTGCCTGGGAAGGTAGAACTGATGGAGAAATAAAGCTATGGAGTGATATATACAAAAAAACTCGTTCATATTATGAGCATTACCAAGCTATATTGGATGGCGATATTAATAACGATAATTTTTCCCGAAAGGAAAGGGAGGTAGCCCGGACCCGAGAGATTCTTCAGCCTGGAGCAATTCACCGTTCAGCATCAAAGAGGAAGTTGGGGCTTGGTACCCAAGATCGAAACGATTAATTCTTATGAAGATTCCTGTTCCTTTTCCATACCAGGGAAGTAAGCGCTATTTAGCTCCTCAGATCTTAAGTTATATTCCCCCTGGAAATCAACGAATTATCGAAGCATTTGCTGGGTCGGCAGCAGTCTCTTTAGCTGCATCTTCGAGTAACCTATCCCAATCGTTTCATCTTAACGACTTAAATAAACCTTTGATGCTATTGTGGGAAGAAATTATTAATACACCGATACAGCTATCCAGTAAGTACAAACGACTTTGGAATGCCCAACATAAAGATCTTCGGTTTTATTACCAAATAAGAGAAAAATTTAATATTTTTGGCCGCCCTGACCATCTTCTATATTTACTATCACGTTGTGTTACAGGGTCTGTACGTTATAACCGAAATGGGGAATTTAATCAAAGCCCTGATAATCGCAGATATGGGGTGTCGCCTGAAGAGATGAGACAACGGCTCATCAGCATTTCATCATTGTTGAAAGGTAAAACAATATTTACTTCAATGGACTATAAGGAATTTGTTATTACAGCCAACACAGATGATTTTGTGTATTTGGATCCGCCCTATCAAGGGGTATGTGGAAATCGCGATTCGAGATACTTTCAGAGCGTGGATTATGTTGAATTTGTCAGCACATTAGAAGTGCTTAACAAACGAGGAATAAGTTACTTGGTTAGTTATGATGGAAGAACTGGTCGAAAACATTATGGGAAAAAACTACCTGAACACTTAAATTTACTCCATCGTGAATTGAGGGCAGGTAGATCATCTCAGGCTACCTTATTAGGAAAATCTTCTCAAAAATACGAATCGCTATATATCTCACCTGCGCTATTAGACCGGATTAAGCATAAAGATCTTTAGCCTAAAATTGATTGGTGCGAAAGGCCGTCAAAATTCAATCTGGCGGCAATTTTTTGTAAATTCCATATTCCAAATTTGTCGGGAGATCAACATTGTAATGTTTTAAAGGCGATTCTAACTGCAACAACCAGTGAGAATTGCAAGCAGAGTCGACATATGTTTATTTTTTCCCTTCCACGATCTTGATCTCTTCCTCACTCAACCCATACAACTCATAGACCAGCGTATCGATCCCCCGATCGGTGACCTCGATCTGTCGTTCCAACCGTTCCTTCTCCGACGGACTCTTCGCCCCCGCCAGCGATTTGTGCAGCGCCAGTATCTGCTCCACGAGCGCGACCATCTTGTCGTGCTGGGCTTTTTCGGCGGATTCGTTAATATCTAAAGATCGGACAGGGAAATTCTGAATATATTGTCCAAAGAAACGCAGGTAAATTGTTCCAGTACCTTCAAGGCCAGCACAAACTTGTGTAAAAAAGAATTGTGCCAATTTTGAATTAAGGATACCAAGCAAATATTTATCATCACTTGGAATAAAGTAAGTTGTATTAGTCCCAAAATATCCGTCTGCATCCAAATAAAAGCGGCAGGAAGTAGCTATATCTGGATAAATTATTTTTGAGGTTGCAAATTTATCATAATAGTCACAGGCACGAAGCTCCCACCAATGCTCGCCTTTATCCCAACGATTCTCTAATTCGGCTTGAAATTGTTTCAAATGTTCGAATACTGCTGGATGTTTTTGGATTGATACGCCAATGTATGTCCAAATTAAATAATTTTCGGCAAAGTCCGCAGAATATCGTCTAACATTTTTTCCTACCAAAAGCGGCTTAATAATCTCTTTGCTTTGCGGGTTTTTCCTGATAAGTTCGTCGCGAGTTTGGCGATCAATGACAAAGGCTTTATTCAATCCAGTTTTGATACCAAAATAAAGTTTTCCGTTTATATATTGGGTTATTGGAATATTCTTGCTGGTCAGTTTTGAGAGCAAATCCGCCGATTTTACGTTTGAAAAGGCCCAGCCTTCTGATTTCAAATCGGAAATCTTTAGTTCAATTGATTTTTTTTCAAATTCAACATGCAAATCAACCCCACTCTGAATTTTCCTAAAATCATCGATTGGAAGTGGTGCAAGATATTTGAAACTTTTCTGTTTATCGGGAACGGGCGAACACAATAAGATAATTGTGCGAACAGTTGCGCCTTCGAAAACGGGCAAGCCCGCTAAATCAATAACTTGTGTGAGCGTCACATCACTTACTAAAAACTTGCGCAATGGTTCCCCGTAAGCAGCACGCAGCCATTTATTTGAGACAATCATCCCAAATAAGCCGCTATTTTTAAGCAACCCCAATTCCTTTTCTATAAAACTTACATACAAGTCGGCAGTGGGGATATAGGTTTTGTAGTGAGATTGGAAATAATTCTTCGAAGCGATCAATTCTTCCTGTCTCACATAGGGTGGATTTCCAATCACCACATCAAACCCGCCCTTCGCAAACACCTCGGGGAATTCACGCTGCCAGTCAAAGGGATTCACGCGCGCCCGCTCTTCATCGTCGGGGAACAATTGGCCTTCAAAATAATCAAATCCGATCAGCGAGTTGCCGCACTTGATATTATTTCCCAAATCAGGCAAGATGCGCTCCATGCCGAGTTCAAGTTGCCCGCTGGCATTTTCCAGCACTTTGAGCAACAGCGAGAGCTTCGTCACTTCCACAGCCTGCGCGTCAATATCCACACCGTAAATGTTGTTTAGCAAAATCTCTTTTTTCTTGGATGTCGTCAGGCGGTAATCATTTTCAACTTTTACAAGCGCCTTATCCTTTACCCATTTTTCGGGGTCGTTTTCGCTATACCATTTCAAATGCCATGCCAGCAAATATTCGAACGCGCCAAGCAGGAATGTTCCAGAACCACAGGCAGGGTCAACAATTTTAAGTTTTGCCGCTTCTTTTGGAGTCAATCCGATTAACAATTTTCCAAGTGTATTGATGACGATGTACTCCACGATATAGGTGGGTGTGTAATAGACGCCGCCCGCCTTGCGCACTTCGGGCTTCTCTTCCACCTTGGCCTGGTGGCCAGCAGTCAGGCGGATTACCTTGCCCAGGAAGCGTTCGTACACCTGCCCCAAAATATCGGACGGGATGTAGAGAAAAGCATAGGGGCTTTTCGGGTAATACAGATTCGAGATGATGTCCCGTAGCACCTTGTCGTCGATGTCGAGGCCGAGGGTCAGGTCATCGGGACGGCTGACGATCTCTTTTTCTTGTTTGAAGTGGAACAGGCCAGAGTTGTATTTGGTGTCTGCCCGCTTAAACAGGTCGCACAGTTCAGGGTAAATGCCATCCCCGCTGGCGATTTCCTGCAGCTGGTTTTCAGGCTCGATGCCGCGCTCTTCGCAGATCCGCAAAAAGACGATGCGGTCGATGATCATCTGCACCGAATAGTTCAAGCCTGGGATGTCAATATCATCATTTCGTAAGGCGATATTCTTCGCCAGCAACTCACGCCACCGTTCGATCTCCTGCAGGAAGGCATCGTCAACATCCGCCGTTCCCTTCTTACCCTTCAACCCTTCAGTGTATTTGGTAAACGAACCCTTGCGCACCGCCTCGGGCGAAAAGACCGAAGCGATTTCATCCCACCGCTCCGCGTATTCCTTGTAATGCACCAGCATGGTCCGCCCCATCGAAGCCTTATCGTTATAACTTGGCTTGGCGCGGCAGTCGTAAACAGCAAAGTGCTCGAAGTCGGTCAGGATATTGATCGGAAGTTTGGCGCTCCATCCGTACCTGCGGATCTGGAACGCCGCGTCCTGGCTCGACTCCACCTTGACCGAGGGCTTCTTCGCTTCCACCAAAAAGTCGAACTTCTCGCCCCTTCCCACGCGGAAAGCGTAATCCGCTTTTTTCTGTTGCCCCGAAACATCCACTGAGAATTCGTGGATCACTTCTTTGCCAGCTTCATCGTAGCCCTTTTCGTTGGCAACGTCCCAACCGAGCGCGGTGAAAAACTTATCCAGGAACTCGCGGCGCAGCTCCGTCTCGTTCTTGCTCGAACGATACGCGTCCAGGTTCTGCTCGAAGGTTTCGATCAGTTTATAGATGATGGCAGGAGCGGTGGAAGCAGTCATATTTTGTTACAGCTCAGGATGTAGTACCTGTCGTATCATGCGGATGTTGTAGGGATTTGGAAATTTATTTTCTGGTTTTGTTAATCAAACTTCGTGCAATCATAGGGGATCCCGCTACGACAAACGATATAACCACTTGTAGCCAGCTATTATGTGAAATAAGAAACCAAAGCGCCAGGAGAACAATGCCAGTACCAATCACAACACTCGCCCAGGTATATTCTGATGCGAGTTTTTTCCCTTTATCCGTGTTGAGAAGAAACGCGTAAGCAATTGACGCAATTCCCAGAAGAATGTATACGAGAATTTGAGAAGTCATGATTCACCTTTTAGATTGATATTTTTTAATGAACTCTAACGCATCTCGCCGCTGTCGCGTGCGTAGGCGTTATGGAGCCAGGGTGGAGGAGATACACGATTATCGGTTATTTACCATATCCAATTGCGCTAAGAAATAGACCAAAAGCAAAGCAGGCGAAAAATGATAAAGAGAGAATAGCAAAGATAATACCAATAACTTTCCAAGGGAAATATCTTTTTTGTTTTGGTAATGATTCTTTGACTTTATAAACTGGTGGGGCAATAGATATTTTTTTGAAACTTGGCGGTAATAAGCCAGTTTTATCACGATGTTGAAGGCGTAATATTTTATTGATCTTTACATCGTATTCTTGAATATCGCCTACTTTTTCAGCGAGATTTTTATCTTTTAGCTCCAATAAAACTACCCGTTCAAGTTGCTTGCTCATGTTAATAAATGCCTGGCAAACTCGAATGGCATCATCATATTTCTTTTGCTTGGTATAAATAATTCTCAAGCGCTCGTAAGGATGTTGTGTATCGGCAAAGATTGATACGTTATTTTCATAAACTTCAATCGCCTTTTTGAGATCGCCTGATTTTTCCAGGGATATTCCTTTTGTGTTTCTATCTGTTATTTCATTTTCAATTTTTCTGGCTCTTTTCATTGTTTCAGCATCACTTGATTCTAGATGCGTCAATAAAACAAATTGAATTCCAAGTGGATATTCTGAAAATAATATTTTTGAAGATATTGGCATGGTTTTATTCCTTTACCCCGAATAGTTTTTTGATGATCTGCGGCGCATCCCAGGCCCAGAGATTGAGCACCAGGATGGGAACGCCAACCAGCAGGAAGATCATCTCCATGTTGGAATTTTGCGCGGTCATCTTTGGGTCCGCAATGGACGCGACCATCAACCCGATCGGGATGATGGCAAGAATTCCGAGAATGATGCGAAAGGTTTTCATTTTTTAGAATCAATATTTGGTTCGAAGCCTATTCTTCGAACTTTCTTTTCCAATTTTGGTAATGCCATAAGCAAAACGCTAAGTTGAGAAATATTTTGGATCAATTGGAACTTCTCGCCTTTTTCTCCAACGCCATAAAAACAAATAATGTCAGGGCCGTAATAGCCAAGTTTTGAAATATAAAAAGTCACCGCGTTTCCAAACGAGACCAATCGGGCGCCAACTTCATGCTCATCATCTAATTCGTTTTCGAATTCCTTTATATATTTTGTCAGGCGCTCATAAGTCCACTGTGCAGGATTATCTTTTGCGACATCATATAGTGACTGCATTGGAACTTTCATTGCTTCACTGATTTGGTTGATTTGTTTACGGACGTCATCCAGGTTTCCAAAATCCATAATACTCTCCTTGAGAGCTAGCAACAAACTAAAGGGGAAAAGTTACGCCCGTGTTCGAGCTGGGCAATGTGTGGGCTGCCCTATTCATCATCAAATTCTTCATCAAAGTCGTCCAGCAAGTCGCCTAAAAGTTTCTTTCTTTCAGCATTTAGCAAGTCAATCACATCATCAAGATTAATAAAGACGTTTTCCGAAATGCAATATCGGGTAACAATGGTAGTGTCAAAACCTAATGATTGAACTGCATTAGCCGCACGAATTATTTCATCACCATACGTTCCCCCCACTATTGCTACTCTGTTTTGCGCTGGATAACTTTTTGCAATGCCGTCTAAAAGTAGACACAACTTCTCAAACTCATAATTATTGGCATGCACAATGAAATCGTAACTGCTCAGTGAATTTATTTTTCTGGGTTGTCAAAAACGGAAAAGGCAGAGACAATCAGCGAGATGGAACCGCTCCGCGTGCCAAACGAAGAAGAGATAACCGCTGCGTATGGGGAAGGAAAAG